TTTGCAGACAGGCCGCCGATGTAGTCGCACATGATGGTTTCAGGCGGTTCGTATGGGTCGACAGGATCGCCCCACTCGTCATTACCGCCCGCGCCCTTACGCCATATCGTGCACGGCTTGTTGTATGACCATGAAGCAGTAGACGACATCAGCCCTCCTTCCAGCGCAGCACCTTCGCGCCGGTCGCCCGGATGCGCTCACAGTTGATATGCCACTCGCCGTCCGACTTAACGTAGCCTGTAGTCTCCCGCCCGGTGTCGGTTTCGACCCATACGCGGGTGAGAGGATTCGGCTTGCCTTCCGTCACTGATTTGTACGTCATCACTTGCCCCCGCACATGCAGCCACCCTTCCCGATCCAGATACCAGCGAATGCCGGGGCGGCGGTAGGGTCGGCAGGAATTAGCGAGGTGGCGCAGCCGTACTTATCCAGCCCGCGCAACAGGTTAACCGAGGCCTTCCAGCGATCGGTGAACGACTGGTATCGGAACGAGCGTGACGCACCACTCGGCGCTGTTTGGCTAGAGATGTACTTATCCCCCTGCCCGAGCCCCATAAGCGCCAGCAGATAGAGCTGAATCAGCAGCGCTGTCGATGCCGGATAATGCGCATCGAGACACTCCTGAATGCTGTTGGCCTGGTCGACGAGAGCCTGAAGAACAAAATCGGGAATGGTAATTCCCTGGCTCTCCAGATACTCCTTCGCCTGTTCGAGAGTTACCATTATCGACTCCGTGAAATACCCCGCCGGAGCGGGGCATAAAAAAACCGCCTTAGCGGCGGCTGTTATTCAGCAGGGAAAAGCTTTTCGAGTTCGCCATCCGGCAACAGCTCACTGAGCTTTTCAGCGCCCAGGGTGCCTTTGAACTCAATGCCCAGCTCAGTAAGGCGGTCCTGAATAATCTCTTTGCGAGACTTCTCACCGGTACCGGCATCAGGCGTCGACGGGGTAAGTTCTCCGCCTGCCTCACCATTCATGAGACGGACGTTAGATTTCAGCGCCGGGTGCAGTTCTTTCAACTCCACCACCTGCCCTACCTTCACGCCGAACCACGGGCGCACAACTTCGTATTTAGCCATGCTGTTTCCTTACGCCAGATTAGCGCCGTAGACAACACCAGACAGGCCCTGATCGTCTGCGGTGATTTGCAGACCTTCAGCCGACATAATCTGGAAGTTGTAGTTAACGTTTGGCAGCGGGCGCGGCAGCGGAACAACGCCTACAGCCATGCCCACCAGTGGGGAGATCACGTCACGGCGACGAACGTACGCGATAAACTCGTTACCGGTCAGCGCGAAGCTCATGCGGATTTCTTTCACCGGCGCGAACGGCAGAACCGCCTGCAATACAGTGCCGCTTACAACGCCATTCACCACGTACGGCTGCGCCAGGTTTGCCCAGATTTCCGGGGAAACCCACATCACATCGTATGCGGCGACTTTGTTCGTGCGCGCGGTTGTACCGAATGCCCCTTTACCGAAGAATGCGAAGATCGCAGTCATGTCAGCGGTGGTCAGGTCGATGTTCGCGCCACCAGCACCAGATCCGAGGTTAATCTTCTTGGTGTTGCGATGGTTCTTGATGCCCTGCGCAGGATAGGACTGAACCTGAATTTTTGAATCTCCGTTCAGGTAGTAGTTGACGCGCTTCTGGTTGAACTTGCGCATCTTCGCCATCTGCGAGTCCAGCACCAGATCGATGCCCACAGAGTTCAGGCCAGCAGCATGACGCCAGTTAACACCGTAACCAGCAGTGAACACCGGAATTGGGTCGCCGTCGCTCGCGTAGTCAGTGTGGTCGAAGGAGAACGGCGCCTGACCATCGATGCTTACTGACACGTCATCGGCGATGTCGCCAACCACGTTATACAGCTTGGCGGTTTTACCGACCGGCAGCACCGTCTGAACGCCGATCAGGTCGTTCACGATTTCCATGCCAACTTCCTGATCCCGCAGTTGCAGCACCTGGTTGTCAATCTCAGCCCAGAAGTCACGGGAGAAACCGCCAACGGCGTTACAAGCCAGCATGTCAGGCGTCATGATTGCGCGGTTAGCCGCAATGATGGAATCGTTCTGTAGGTTCCACATGTTGCGGTTTGCCCACAGCTCACTCCAGTGCCCGCCAAGGCGGGAGTTAGTCGCCAGCGTCTCTTTTGAGAAGTACATATGTTTTTGTCCTTTTGTTACGCGCCAGCAGCGGCGGCAGTGCCAACGCGCATGCGCACGCGGATGAAATCGGTAGTGCTGGCCGCGATGGTGTATTCATCCTGGCTATATCCGATCACTGAATCAGTGTCATCGGTTGCCAGTGTAAACTGACCGGCAGTGCCCAGCTTGATCGGGCTGTCTTTCTTATACGCACCAGGCAGGCAACGCAGCGCCAGCTCACGACCTTCTTCGACGTAGTTACCTACTGCCGAATCCCCGGCAGGGATTTCTTCGGTGATTGTCAGGCCCTGGTGGTAACCGACATCGATGATGTACAGGCGTCCGGTTAGCGCAGTGGCCTGAGCGAATTTATCTGATGAGTTGATGGTTGCGGCGGTACCCGGGAGTAGCGCTGCGGCCGTAGTGCGGGTTTCGGTCTTGTACAGAGACTGACCGTCGATATTAACGCGACGATAACGTGGCATTATTCCGGCTCCTTACTTGAAGTGTTCGTCTGCGGCAGGTGCGCCGGTTTCTTTGTGCTGCTGAGCATTGTTGGTGCCCAGCGGAGCAGCTTCGCCCAGCGACTTAAACATTGCGTCCAGGGCATCGCCAGAAAGCGCGTTGGCCACGATGTCGCCATGAACCTTGGCAACCGCATCACGTTTGGCTTTCTCTTCAGCGCGTGAGTTGGCGGTCAGGGTGTCAGCGAGTTGCTTCTGGTTGGCCTGTAGCGCATCAACCTTTTCCGCGAGAGGCTTAATAGCCGCTTCAGTATTGGTCGCAACAGCCTGGCCGATCATGCTGCCGATTTGTTCCAGTTCTTCTTTGGTTAAAGGCATGTCGCCCTCCGTTTTGTGGTTTGGTGCAGGCTGTTCCTGCGGTGTGAATAGAGCTTTGAATTTGTTAGCGACGACCGCCACCCACGACTCCTGGCGCGCTACTGCGGTGCCGGTATCGTCGAAGGCGATAACGCCGCTCTCAGACTTGTAGCCAAACACCTCAGCGCTGCCGCCGTTGCGGATGATTACAGCTTGCGAGTCAGTGAAATCAGCAACCCATGCGTATTCATCCGCGCCCGCCGCAAACTTCGCTTTGGCTGCGCGATCGAGACGCTGCTCGCGCTCTCGGTAGGATTCGCCAACCAGCGCGCCTGAGTTCGCCTTAAGCGGCTGCGCCAGATCAGCGTTAACCATCAGGCCAACTCCCTGCTCTGGTGTAGCTGCGCCAACCTCATGCAACAGAATGGCGTCGTGGTCCATGCTGTAGATCTTGGCTACCCAGTCGGCGCCAGTAGCGCGTTGTTGCTCGTTCGGTTCAAGCTGATCGAGGAATGCGGCAACACTGGTATGAATCGGCGGAACGTCTTCGCCGCGCTCAATGGCAGCGACGCGTTCAAGCAGCTCCCTACCACCTTCAGACTCTCTGGCCCGGGCCACATCAACCCACTTTTCGAGATAGATGCGATTACCGGACTTCTTAACGTTGCGGTTCCACGCACCGATATGGCCTGCGTTAATCCCCTCTGGGGAGAAAGCAGACACGAACTGACCGTTAACTTGAGGGTGCCCAAGCGGTGCCAGGGTACCCTCCAGCCCCTTATAGTGAGCGTCGATTTGCTCTTGCGTGTACAAGCCGCCATTCATGACGACGTTCGCCGGAAGCGTGTAGCTCGGCAGCACCAGGTGCTCACGCCCGTTGTACGTTTCGCGCCGGATTGACTGGCTGTTCACCTTCGTGGTGATGTTCACCTGCATAGGCATATTTATTTCTCCGCCCAGGCGTAACCGCGCGCCTGCATCGATTTGTATTCCTGTTTGAGTTTCGTGATGGTGTCCGGGTATTCCGGATTACCGTCCGCATCCACCAGAACCGACTGCTGGCTGCATTTGCAGTTGATGGAGTTGCCATCCTTGCTGTACCAGTCACGGACCTCTTCATTGGTGTAGAGGTGGGCGTGACGCACTGCATGGGTATGTCGGGTGGTCGATGACAGCGCCGAGATGTGAACCAGAAGGGTTTTAAGGCCGAAGAGGTCATTCGCCTCCTGGTCTTCATCCCACTTAGCCCTGCGCAGTGCGGTGGTCACTTCTGTACGCGCGATTCTGTTCGCCCGGCGTTTCTCGATGCCGGTCTGGTCTGTCAGGTTGCGGGCAATATCCAGCGGATTGAGTCCACGGCCCACGCCATCAGTCAGCACGCGCGCCATATCTCGCTTAACGTCAGCAGTCAGACCCTTCATTTCCTCAAACACACGGGCATGCACCAGCGCCATGCGTTGCTGGTACGGGTCGCTTGCGAGGATGGACGCCAGCGACTCACGCCCTGCTGCATACACCGGCGACTGCTGGCTGAGGTTGTAGAACGACTGCCCGGTCCCTTTCTCCGAAGCCAGATCGACATACTCGTAAAACCACAGGTCGTAATCGCCACCTTCAAGCAGTACCTGATCCACCAGGTAACTGGCATCGTTCAAGATGATGGAGAGTAGCGTCGGGTTTAGCTGGTATTCGTATCTGGCGTTTACTGCGAGGGAGGAAGGTATTTTGTCGAGTGCTGATTTGTACGCTTTGCCAATCTTATTCATCCGTCTGGCGAAGTCTTTCATTGCCCGGCGTTCCAGCGCATCGGCTCCGGTCGGATCCTGGTAGTTACGCGGCAGAATCGGTGGCTTCGTCTTCTTCGTCGCCATCCTCTTCTCCTAAAGGCTCTTCGTCGTCATTGTCATAGCCCGCAGCCGTGCGAATCTCTTCACGGGTGAACGCGGGTTCATCGCCGCTGCCCTGCATGGTCTGGTTAATCTCGCCCATGGTCTTGGCGTTAGTGAGCTTCTCAGTACCGGTCTGTTCGTTCAGGTCATCCCAGATAACTGCTTTCTGGCTGACTGAATCGACGATCTTCAAGTCAATAAGCTTGTCGCAGAAGTCCTCTATTTCGAAAGCGAGGTCTACTCGGCGCGACTGACAGCGAGCATTAAAGTATTTCTGGTCTTCAGTGCTGGACCGCTCAGCCTGCTGGTTACCAACCAGAATACGCGTAGGAATATCAACTCCTGCGGCGGCTGTTTGCAGGTTTACGTTATAGGTTGGAGACGGATCAGAAACAGGAGAAACGAGGGAGGTTACGCTCGCCCCCTGGAGAGAAAGCAGCACATCATTTCCGCGATTCATCTCGCGAGCAGCGTCATTAAATTTATCCTGCAACTCATCTACTTTAACGCCGTACATAGATGCAATGCTGCCAAAGTCGATTTCCTTGTCGAAACTAAGTGCTAACTGGCGAGCGGCGTTCTTCAGGAATGACTCACCAGACCCGCCCTCTACCTTCTCCAGGCTCACAAAGGCGTTATAAGCTGGCTCAAGGAAGCCAATAGCATCGTCTGAGTAATCACCAAGGATGAAAACGCGATCAGGGTGGATATTGACGCGGCGACTTGAACCATTCGGCAAGCGTTCGGCGTACTGCCACATTTTCGGCTGACCGTAAGTCTTCGAGTTCAGCCCAGTGTCCCACTCGCTCACCGTTAGCGATCCGGCCCACGCCACGGAAACCTTCTGCAACCCTCGCCCTTTGGTAACCGGAAGGTTCCATTCTTTTTCATCGCGGACGTGCAGAAGGATGCCTGCATAACGACCGACAAGGCGACGACGATCCGCCTCGGCAAATGAGCGCCAGAACCGGTTGTTGAATACCTGCTTTGACTTGTTTTCCCAGGCAGTTTCGTTTTCGCTCTCGTCGGCATCGGAACCCTCGATGATTTCCGGGTTGGTCTGCCAGCACTTGCCCACCAACTTCTCAACGGCACCGTGAGCGATACCACCGCGCCGGTACAGGGCATAGAGATTTTCGTAGGTTACCTGCTCAGGGAAGCCATATTCACACCATGCGGAGTGGCGCTTATTGTCCAGCCCCATCGAAGGGTTAAGCATCCCCATGCGGGCGCGAGCAAGCCTGGCGTCGTTAATCGCTTGATTAACCGCCAACTGTAATTTATCGTTCATGTCGTGTCCGTTGATTATCGAAGGCGTTTCGGAATCATCATGCCGACACCCTGCTGTTTACGTTTGATATGTCCATCAAGGGAATAGCGGATGGCGTCCCACGTATGCTCATCACCATCAGCCAGTTTCGGCAACACCTCACCGGTGATGCGGTCCGTTTTGTATGACCACATGCGGGCCTCCCGCGCCACGTTCTTGCAGCGCGGATGGATAATGATTTCGTCAAATCCGCGAAGGTGTGCGATCCCGTCCTCAACGCTCCCCTGCCATTTTTCGGCGGCTGAGATGTTGAAGCCCTGCCGCTTGAGATAGCTGATCGTCTCGGGTCGAGCGGAGTCGGCCTTGATGGGCCAGTCACGCGCGCCTGGAATCGTGTCGTACAGCTCTGGCATGTGGTCTAGCTCTGTCTGCTGACCGTATGCCTCGTATTCGATGTACAGCCGGTTGTGCAGGATGAACGAACGCACCAGTGTGTTAGGGTCTTTGGCGAAACCGAAGTCGGCACCGAAGAACAGGCGCTCAGCTTCTTTCCAGAGGTTTTCCGAGAACTCAGCAATCCGGTATTTTCCGGCCAGCACCTGCTTATCAGAGTTTTCGAGGTAAGCACCTTCCCACACCCATGCGTATGTTGCCGGGTCGAGGCGGCGCTGATCGTTCTGTCGCTCACCTTCCAGCACGTCGGGGAACCACGGGTTATCCGTGTAGTTCATCTCAACGGTGATGCAATCGTCACCAGCCTCTTTTCGGAAACGCTTATCCGTGGCGCTACCGTCGCGCTCCGGGTTCCACGTCACCCAAATCTCTGAGCCTTCTTCACGAACTGTCGGGCTCAGCTTCTGCCAGGCTATTTCGCTCACTGATTCAGCCTCGTCCACCCAGCACAGCAGAATGCGCGCTTTCGACTTGATGCTGTCGAGATTATGCCGTAGACCGCAGAACACGTAGTTAACGCTCTTGTCGTTGGTGCGGATGTACTTTTCGCCGATGTCAAAGTTGGAAGCCAGCCATGGAACAGACAGGATCGCCTGTTTCACCTCCTGCATGCTCGACTCTTCCAGCGAGTTCATGAACTCACGCGCGCAGAGCACCACCCCGCTTTCACCGTTCATCATTGACTGATACGCCTTTACGGCGGTCATCAGTGCAAATGTGCGCGTCTTGGCGCTACCACGTCCACCGTGCGAGCACCGGTAACGCTTGTTCACGGCTGTGAACAGTGGTGCAAGCTTCGCGGGGATCGGCAGTTGAACGGCTTCACTCATGCTTTCGGCTCGACGGGTAGTAACTGGATGATAGTCGGCTTCGGAGTCATAGTTCCGTCTGAAGATTTGTGGTCGATTTCCTGGCTGACTTTGTCGCCGTACTTTTTCGGGTTCATGCGGGCCAGGGCCCATTTTCGCGTGTCGATGCGAAGACGTGCTTTAGCTACTGCGGCAGCCTCTTCATTCACACCGTCAGCGATATCGAACATATCTTCGAAAATCGCATCAGCGCGTGTCTCAGTGGCTTTCGCGTATTGGTCGCGAAACTCTGCATGTTGTGCCAACCAGCGGAATACCGTCGCCTTGTTAGGCATCCCGGGTCTGTCACAAACTTTGCGCAGGCTTTCCCCATCGGCAAGCAGTGAACAGATGTCAGCAGCCACCTCTGGTAGATAATCAGAAGGGCGGCCAGTCTTTGGTTTGGTCGCCATAGTTTCGTTACTCCGTTGTTTGCTCTTCTGGCTGTTCGATCTGCTCTGCCGGTACTGGCGTAAACTGCACGCGCTTCACATCGACCGGAGCGAAGTAAAGCCACTCACCAGTCTCCGTCGCCAGCGGCACAAAGCCGTTAACCAGCTCAGGCTGACGTCGTGACATCTTGCCCGTGAAGGTTTCGCCTGTTTGGGTGGTTAGGGTGATTTGGTAGATGTCGGACATGATTACCTCTTTGCCTTGTCGCAGCTGTTGCCCTGCTTCTCAGAAGTGCTTAGCCACTTACGGCTTACCCGTCAGCAAGATGTGATCACCATCCTTGCGGGGTTACACAGATCATTATCGAAGCCCCTCAGTGAAGGGCTTCTGTAATGCTATTGCCTGTCCTGCTCGATTTGACGGATGCCAGCCAGTTGGTTATTCGCTTTTTCGATGGCGGCCAGTAGTGGCTTGATCCAGAGAACGGCTTGGCAATACGTCAGCGCGCTGGCGGTAGTGGTGCTATCACCGGCTGCGTCAGCGCTCCCGGAATCGGTGTGCATTGCGCTGGAACGTAGACGGTGCGTGTATTCGAGCAACCCACCAGCAACATCAGTAGGAACAGGCAGATCACATGTTTTTTCACGGCGGAGAATCTCCCGGTACTCGATAACAGTTTTATCGGAGCTGGCATCAATCAGTGAGTTAAGTCGACTGGCGTTATCGGCTACCTGGTTAAACCGGTTGAAGTTGAAAGCCTGAGCAGCGATAACCGTCCCTTGCAGTTTATTGTCACTGCGCAGAACGTCGTTATCACTCTTCAGCGTAGCAACATCAGCGTGGCTGTTTGCCAGCAAAATACACAGTCCGGCGATTACCGCAATGACGGCCACCAGCAGTATCAGACGCCATGAGGCTTTAATATCAGCAAAAGTAATCACGACAGGAACAGAGCGCGCTCCGCCTCACGCCGACGGGTCAGCCCGTTAAGGACTTTGCCGCCAGCTTTGTTCCAGCGCAGGAACTCATCGGCAGCGCCAGTGTAATCACCGGCGTTGAGTTTTCGCAGGAGAGTCGAAGTCGATAAGGACCGGGCGCCGAGGTTATACGTAAACGATACCAGGGCGTCGAATTGTCCCTGAGTCAGACCAACTTTAACCAGGCGGGACACGTCGCTCTCGTAGCTGACCAGTCCGATCTTCAGCAGGCGCTCTGCCGTTTCCTGCTTGATAGTCATACCCGCGCGGATCGGTTTGCCGTCGACAGGCTGAGTCCAGCCATAGCCGATCGTCCAGATGCCGACGCTGTCCTGATAGGCGGTTAGTTTACAGCCTTCGAACTGTTTGATCAGGGCAATGCCTTTATCACTGGTTTGCATTCTTCATCCCCGTCAGGCGTTCCCAGAAATACGTCAGCGCCACGGAGCCCATCGCTCCGCTAATGCCAGACGTAACCAGAATCATGTAAAGGCTAAGCCCGCTTTCAACGCTGATCAGGCCACCAATGAGACCGGTAAAACCGGACACTGCAATTTGTGCCAGCGCGTTAATCCAGCTCCAGGTGGCTTTGTTCTGCTTCACGTCAATAAGGTATCGGACCAGGCCGCCCCAGCATGACAGGGCAAGGACAATCAGCCATGACACTCCGGCAATGCTTTCTTTATCTTGCATACGTTTAGCCATATCACCTCCGAAAAACGGGGTGCTGTTTGTGTAGTGGGGAAAGGCCGTCAGACACGATAGCTAAGTGGCATCTGGAATTGATTGTCTGCGGCCTGAAGTTATGACCTGTTGAATTCGCCAAAGTATTTTTTGGCTGCTTCTTGATAGGCCTCATGAGCCTCATGCTTGGTCATAAAGTTTCCCAAGCTGATAGCCTTTTTATTAACAACAATCCTTGCTCGCCATGGTCTTTTAATCCGTGGAGAGGATTCGAAATGGACACCCTTAAAGCCAGATTTGTTGTTTTTATATTTGGTCTTGTTTTGCCTGTTCTGTGTTGGCGTACAAAGGCGCAGATTTGTAATTCTATTGTCGCTCTTGTCGCCGTTGATATGGTCAATTTCCATACCTTCAGGGATAGATCCCTTCGCCACGATCCAAACTATTCGGTGTAGGCCAATCACCTGACCCAGAGCGCTGACCATGTGGTAACCACACTTGTTAACATAAATTGGGTTTTCCCCGGCCTTTGCTGTACTTGAGTTGGCTATCCTGACAATGCTCCCGACATCTGGGTCGCAAAAGAAGTATTTTTCAATCTCTTCCTTGGAAGGATCTTTTAACATGGCGTTTGCCTTCTTTGAGATGAACCTTTGTCGCATAGGAAATCAGCCCGTCGAGGCTCGCCAGCACTAACTGACTTCCTCAAAGGCTCATTTCAAAGTGAACGGTTCGACGTTAATGGGGAGCGCATGCGAAGCGCGAAAAAAAACCCGGCGACAGGCCGGGAAGATGAGGGTAAGGCAATGTCGGCTCTCTGGCCGAAGGGTCCCAGGTAGTGGGTTCTGTGTGCGGCGTACCGCAAATAAAAAAGCCCAAGGCATTAACCTCGGGCTTGAATTCTTAAGTTCGTGTCGAAGTGACCACTCTTACCATGATATTCATGTTTTTACGTACGTAAAGCATTTAGTTGATTACGAACTCAGCTTTAGCACCACGGAAGGAGATGGTTTTATTCCCCGCCCGACGGCAAGCGTCAGCAATGGCCTTCATTCCATATTCAACATTAGCCAGATGGCTTCGCATCGCTACGATTTCAGCCTTGGGTGCAGATACATCAAATCCCGCCGCCTCAAGAATATTAATCAGGCGAATTGCTGATGATGTCGAATTGTCTCCACACAACATTGGCATAGTTACATCCAGGGCTGGAGCGCACTTTGAATTTCCGAACGACAGATTACCGCTGCGTACCAGTGGATTATTGTCGATCCACCACTGGATGGGCAGGTTAACGTCAAGCTTTGGTGCAGGAAGCGACTCCTGCTTTCCGATGAAATCCCCTTCCAGCGGCACTCGCGCCGCAATAGAAAGCGCCTCAGTAAACTGGTCGTCGCTGATTTCCTTGTAGCTGCAACCAAAGTGGGATTTAAGGGATGACCACATTGTGATTATCGCTTTGGCCTGACATTCTTTCGGCAAGGCTTTACCGCGAGTCATTACCAACTGCTTAATTGCTTCCTGCTGTTCGGCAGTGATTTTGCCGGGGAGCGCCTTTTTGGCTTTGCGCGGATTTTTAACCTCGCCCTTCGTCCAGTATTCGTAGAGAACATCATCACACTCGTTCTGGTACTGGATAACACGCTCACGGATTTCAGGTTTAACCTTGTTAGGACTAATGGTTTGAAGCCAGCCGTTAAGCTTGCGAAGTGCGAGGCAAGTCATTGATTGCGAGCCTCCTATTGAAGGTATTGCGATTTCCACAATACCTTTAGAAAAGCGGCTTTTTAGCTTCGTGAATTGTGAAGCCCAATCCATCCCCATACCTTCGACGATCGGTTTCATTGGGGTATATGCTTCACCGCCATGATTGACCACATAAAGGCTTGCGCCGTGGAAAGGTACGTTGATTGTACGGTCTGCAATTGCTACACTTGTCATGTCAGTTTTCTCGAAGTTAACTGGTAAATTAGAGACCTCGAAGGTGGCCGCCTTCGGGGTTTCGTCGTTTCTATAGTGCATCCTGCATTTTCTCCCGATACCTCATCCACCAAACTATGCCCTGAACTAGAACCGAGTTTTCAGACATCCCCTCCTCTTCAGCTATGCGCTTTATTTCTTCCTTTAAGCGGTACGGGTATCGCAGCGTGGTCTTCACTTCATTCTTTTCCATTTTCCTCACCTTCATTTCCAATAGAGGCTAATTGCCTCTAGAGTCAATTTACCACGATTGAACATGAAGTCAAGTTGCCTCTACAATGATTTTTTATTTGAGGTGGCTTATGTCAGAAAAATTCCCCAGCCAAATGCAAGATAAGTTCACCGTTAGGTTTCCGGATGGGATGCGTGACGCTATAGCTGAGCGGGCCAAGCGCAATGGCAGGTCGATGAACTCTGAAATTGTGCAGATACTTCAAGAAACGCTGGATACCGATAAGGCTGTTTCTGAAAGCGACCTTGTTGATTTCGACTCAACTCAAGCCGCTTTTAATGCCGCATCGACAGTAGAAGAGAAAGAGCAGTTCCTAAGTGACCTTGCGAAAAAGGATCCGTTCACGGCAGACATTCTTCGCGAGGGAGAAGAGCACGCGAGGCGGCTTGCTGAGATACTTGGTCGCCGCATGGGATATTTGGACCATAAATAACAAAAAGCCCACCTGAGTGGGCAATCTGCTCATGCTGCCGGAAAAATCCTTACCTCTCTGTCCATTTCCAGCCTGATTTCCAGCGCCATAAGAAGGCCATCAACGATCCCTTCTGCATTTGATAGCTTTTTGCCTATATGCCCGTCAGAGCAATGATGCGCATTCGCCAGTTGCATGAATGTTTTGCCGAATACGTAGTAATCGAAAAGCAGGTCGTGAGCAACAGGATGCTTTGACCTTAGCCCTGCCATGAGGTTTGAGATAATCAGACCATCCTCATCACAGCACTGGAGGCGAGTGCGCACCTTCGGCGGTATGAGTCCAGAGAAACCTGCTGCAATCGGCGGCCAGTAAACATCCTCGCTGTTATCGGCAGCCCACGCCCCCCAACGTTCTAAAACTTGCTGAATGTTTCTCATGCGGCTTCCTTATGTGGCTGGTTGGTTTTAGTCTGGCTGTGCTTTGCTACTGGTGGCATGCAGGCGCGCTTAACGCTTTCTGCCTGGTACCGCAGGAAATCGGCGTGGTTCATGCGGCCTCCTGTCGGCGTGCCCGGCGTTTTTCCAGCGCGCGGGCTTTGCGTGTGAAAATGGATTTGATGCGCTGAAGGTATGGGATATCGAAGCGGCGCGGATCGTTATCAGATTCAAGGCGCTCGACACGTTCCTGTCCGATACGCTCAATCAGACGGATCCGGTACTCGACAGCATTGCCGCTCAACTGCCGGTTGCAGCGGGTGCAAGCGGAGTGGACGTTAAACACGTTGAATTTGAGATGCGATGCAGCGCCGCGCGAACGGTAATGGCTGGCGTCAATGGCGCTGCCTGTCAGGTAATTGCTCTTGCCGATGAGTGGATTGCCGCAGCTGACGCATTCTTTTCCCTCGTCCCGGATCCGTATGTAGCGGTTGAAGGCCGATTGAGCCTCCTTATCCCACTGGGATTTAGACTTTAGTGACTCGCGCTTTTCTTGTCGGCGTTTTCGCCCTGCCTTCTCTGCCTCTTTCTGTTCACTGATACGCTTAGCGACCTCTTTCACCTTCTGCTTTGCCCTCAAATCCAGCGCGTAGATGGCGCCATGCTCAGGACAGCACCACCAGACGTTGTCGAAGGTAGCGGTGAATTTCTCTTTGCAGACCTTGCAGGTTCGACGGGTTGGTTTACGCATGATTCCTCCTCGCCGCGAGACGCAGCCATTTCTGATCCACCAGGCGGGCTGTGTAGCCTTTCAAAGTCGGGATGTCGGACGGCTTAACCGCGGGCTTGCGCTGACGGCGTGCCGGAACGCGGAAGATTTCGTTTGTGATGACGCGGGAAAGTGGAGTAGACATCAGGCCTCCTGCTTATCGCGCAGCACCTGAAATTCGCTGCTTTGAGGTATGGTTAGCACCAAGCCAAACTGAGCGCACCAACCTTCCACCTGGCACATGAAATGATGCATGTCGCCAGTGTCCAGATCGGACGTGTGGCGCAGTTCTAATTCAATCGTCTTAATTCCGGTAACGAAATCGGTGTATTCCACCTCTTCATAACCGAGGTAGGTCTTTTTGAGGTTGCGCTTTACCCAAGCTGGCGTGGCGTCAGTGCGCCCAGACTTGATCAGGTAGTCGCTGATTTCCTTGTACCAAACGTGGCTCAGACTATTTTGTGAAAGGCTTCTCTTCTCGCGCCAGTCTTTGAGTTGGAGCCGGAAGCACTCACCGTTTTCGAGAAGTGGCTTCAGATGCTGAGTGATAGCACCAAGATTTCCACGGTGTAGCTTGATGCCGTCTTTGGGGAGAATCATACGGCCTCCTTAACGGAAACCGCAGAATGCAGAAAATCGCAG